CAAAAAGAGGCACAGTTACTGGCATCGCTTATGGCATTTGATTCCCGGCAAGCTGAAGAGCAGGCACTCGACCGTCAGCGAGCCGCCGAAGTCGGCACGCTTCCGCCCGTCGCGAATCCGGAGCGTCGTGAATTCTGTCGGCTGGATCTGCTCGGATTCCTGACCGTGTATTTTCCAGAGACAACCGGACTTAAAGAATTTTCGAGCGAGCAAAAGGGGGCCATCCTCCGGATGCAGATTGCCATCCTTGAAGGTGGCAGCCGGGTACTGAACCTGTTTCCGCGTGGATTCGCAAAAACGACGATCAGCGAGAACGCGGCACTGTGGGCGATTCTGTACGGGCACCGGAAGTTCATCCCGATCATCGGAGCGGATGAGAACGCGGCACGCGATAATATCGAGTCGATCAAAACTGAGTTGATGACGAACGATGTCCTGCTCGATGACTTCCCCGAATCAGTCGCGGCGGTGCGGCATCTGGAAAACAAATCGCAACGCTGCCGAAGTCAAACGCACAGCGGCAGGCTGACGCATATTCAGTGGGGTCAAGATACGGTGGTCCTGCCGTCAATCAAGATCGGTGACGAATGGACGGCGGGCAGTGGCTGCATTGTGACCGCTCGCGGGCTGACGGGTCGTATTCGCGGCATGGCTCACAAGCGACCGGACGGAACGAAGCAGCGGCCAGACTTCGTGATAATCGACGATCCGCAGACGGACATGTCGGCAATGAGTCCGGCACAATGCACGAAGCGACTGAGCCTAATCCGCAAAGGCGTCTTGCGTTTGGGTGGACATCAGGCGGCAATGGCTGCCGTGATGAATGCGACGGTAATCATGGAGGATGATGCGGTCGACCAGTTAGCCGATCACGTCAAACATCCGGAATGGGAGGGGCTGCGGATACCGATGTTGAAATCGGACGCGACCGCACATGAGACGCTATGGCTCGAAGAATACGCGGAGATTCGGAGAACCTACGATCCAGAAGATCCGCACGACCGAAAGCGAGCAATCGCGGACAGCAATAAGTTCTACAAGAAAAACAGAAAGGCGATGGACAAAGGAGCGGAAGCGACGTGGAGCGAATGTTACGGCGACGATGAGTTCTCAGCGATTCAGCACGCCTACAATATCCGAATCGATGACGGCGAAGATGTATTCGCCAGCGAGTGTCAGAATCAGCCGATTCGCATGGGCGACAACTCAGAATTCTTAACGGCCAGCGAGGTGAACCGGGACCGCGTCGGAACGTGGGTGGATTTCCCGGCAGAGGTTACGACGATTGGATTTCATATCGACGTGATGAAGCGGGCGTTGTACTGGACGGTGATTGGGGTCACTGACGATTTCCGATTGTTTCCAGTGTACGGCACGTACCCGGAGCAGCGTCAGAAGTCATTCGACTATCGGACAATCCGGAAGTCAATCCAGCAGACGCATCGAGGATTGAGCGAGGAACGGGCCGTGCAGAAGGCCATCGAGATGTTGCTATCTGACCTGTGCAATCGATCATGGAAACGCCAGGACGGCGTGGAATTGGGATTTGATATCGGACTGGTTGACGGTGGCTACCAGATCGGCAGCGTGAAAACGGCGATCCTGAATAGCGGATTCGCACGGCGGGTATTCCCATTGTTCGGTCGCGGCGTGAAAGCGGGTGACGTTCCGATGCTGCAACGGCAAAAAAAGAAAAACGAACTGAGAAGCACGGACGGTGCGTTACCTTGGACGCTGGCCGCTGACAAATCAGTCAAGGGAATCAGGACCGCATTCAACGACACAAACGCGACAAAGACATTCCTCCATCGTCGACTGGCAACCGACGCGGGCCGGGGCGGATCGTTCGAGTTGCCGAAGGGCGATCACCGGCGATACTGTGAGCATCTTTCGTCGTCAGAGTATTCAACCGAAACGAGCGGGCCGCACGGAACCTGCATAGAATGGCGAATGATGCCGGGGCAACCGGACAATCACTGGCTCGACACAACGTGCGGGGCGATCATCGCAGCATCGATCAGCGGGAAGGTGGCGTTTAATAAGGCGGTGCAACCGCAGGCAAAAACAAAACGGCAACGGAAGGTCAGCTACTTATGAGCAAGGCAACGAAAAAGAAGGCAACGCCGAAGAAGGTAGATATTCCGGTGGTCGATGAGGTGCCGGCAGTTTGCCCGCGATGCAGCAAGACCACCAGATCATGTAAAGAGGCGGTGGTAAGGCATCTGGTGGACGGAACGGTTAGCGATATTATCGTTCGTCACATAAACGGAACGTGCAGCGTCACGGATCGACCGTTTAATGTAGTGGCGTGGTCACCAGTGAAATGCAGAGGGTGCGGGCAGCATTACAAAGTGAAAACGCGGCTGTATCAATGAGTCTCGGAATCCGAGAACTGCACCCCGTAAAGTGTAGCGTAGACTAAACGCCGCCCGCAAAATTGCAGGCATGGCAACGCTCGCAACACTCAGAGACCGTAGAGACGCACTCGAAGACGCTATCGCCTCGGGCGTGATGTCAATCACCGTGGACGGTCAGTCAACTTCGTTTGCGTCCATTGCGGATCGGCAGTCGACGCTGAACCGGATTAATCGCGAGATTGAACGCTGTACAGGCCAACCGTCGAAGCGACCACGGGCGGCGCAGGTCAACATGGGGAACTTCACCCCATGAACATCCTGACACGCACAGCCAACCGAATGACCGCCGCATTTGCGAGCGGATACGACGCGGTCAAATCCAGCGGCAAACGCAAAGCCGCTTCGTCGGTCCTGAAGCATGAAGATCAGAACCTAAAGAATGCCGACCGTCACCGGATGATCGGTGCGACTCGGGACATGGCTCGCAACTTCTCGATTGTCGCGTGGGCGATTCGGAAGCATCTCGACTACGTCAGTCTCTTTGACTTCCAGATGCGGACGGAATCGGACGAACTGAATCAGCAGATTGAAACGCTGATGAGGGACTGGCAGCGACCGTCACAATGCGACGCTGCCGGGCGTCACTCGTTTTCCAAAATGCTGCGGATGGTGGAATCACGCCGCACTATCGACGGCGACGTGATGGCCCTGAAACTCCAGGGCGGGCAACTTCAGATCATCGAAGCGGACCGCATCCGGCAGCCGGACAAGATCGAACAGGGCGACCGCTGGTACAACGGAATCCGCGTCAATCGTGCCGGGGCATCTGCTCAGTACGCACTCTGGAACCGTACAGATTCCAGTCAGTTTCAATTCGCTCGCAACGTGCCAGCTCGGCGGATGATTCATCACGGACACTTCGAGCGATTCGACCAGGTGCGGGGAATCTCGCCACTGGCCGCCGCTCTCAATTCATTTCGTGATTGTTACGAATCAATCGACTTGGCACTGGCAAAAATGAAGGTGGAACAACTGTTCGCCTTAGTCTTCTATCGCGACGCGGAGGAATCAATCGGCACAGCGACCGGGACCGACGCGAACGGCTACGAGATCGACTTCGGCAAAGGTCCGGTGCAGTTGGATCTGGATCCAGGCGACAAGGCCGAATTCCTAAAGACCGACAATCCGGGCAGCAACACACGCGAGTTCATGCAGACGGTTCTGAGCATCGCAATTAAGTCGCTCGACCTGCCCTACAACTTCGTGGACGAATCTCACACAAACTTCTTTGGCAGTCGGGCCGCGTGGCTCTTGTATGACCGATCATGCCAGCACAAGCGGGCGGATGTTCTGGAGTTTCTGCGGAAGGTCACAGTCTGGAAATTGCAGCAGTGGATAATCAGCGGACAACTGACATTGCCGGAAGGCATGACAATCAGAGACCTGCCGTTTGAATGGGTTCACCGTGGTATGCCGTGGTGGGATCCAGCCAAAGAGATCAACGGAGCCGTGGCCGCAATTAAGGCCGGACTGGATAACCCGTACCGCATCACGAAAGAGGCAGGACGCGGGGAGTTTGAAGAGAACGTCGACGCAATCGCGAAGGCGAACGCATACGCGGAAGAACGCGGCGTGACGCTGGAATACGCCATGCAGCCAGTCGTCGAGGAACCGCCACCGGAACCAAACAACACCAGGGGGCGGCAATAATGAAAAAGGACATCAGCAAGCAACCGCAATATCTGCGGGCATCGGTCGCACGCGGTGCGGAATCCGTCGACCGTTCCGGTGGCACGTTCGGTGCCGGCGTGATTCGCGGCGTGTCGGTGATCACTCGCGGCGAAGCGTTGGGTCACGAAATGTGGATTGACCAGGACTTCCTGTCTGACGTGACGGCAGCAATCAACGGCAGCGAGGCGGCATCGGGCGGAATCAAAGCACGCTTCACGCATCCGGGGCTATCGTCTGACGGCATGGCGTCGAAGCTCGGCAGAATCACAGACGCGAAAACTATCGGTGATCGCGTTGTGGCCGACCTGAACTTCGCGGAGTTTGCGACGAAAACGCCTGACGGTGATCTGGCCGACTACGTCATGAGCCTGGCCGAAGAAGATCCGGAATCGTTCGGGCTGTCGATTGTCTTTGAATTCGATCAGCAGGCAATGAACGAACATGAAACGGAAAACACCAGCGGCAAGCCGGCACGGTTTGTCAGTCCAGACGAAGACAATCTAAACAACTTCCAGCACGCGAGGCTGACGCGGCTGCGAGCGGGTGACGTGGTCGATGAACCGGCTGCGAATCCGAACGGACTGTTTCACCGGGAGCAGGAAATTGCACAAGAGGCAGACAGCCTCATGGAATACGCACTCGGCCTATCTGGCGAGAAACCGGAGTGTGCTTTTTTGAGCGTTGACGCTGACCGCGTATCTGCGGCAGTGACTCGCTTTCTTTCTCGCCACGATTTAACCCTAGTCACGAAAGGTGACGACATGCCGAAAGATAACACGCCGGTTGAGACACCGGCAGAAGAACCACAGTTGAGCGCGGCGGACGTTCGCGAGGAATTCGCGGCGGAACTGTCACGATTTACGGAGGCGTTCGGTGCAACCAGTGCGGCTGAATGGGTCGCTGAGGGGCTGTCCTTCAGTGACGCTCAATCACGCCACATCGGGGCACTGAACGCAAAGATCGACGCTCTACAAGCGAAGGTCGGCGAACTTCAGGAAACGCTGAACAGCATCGATACCGGCGAATCTGAGCCGGCGGAATATGGTGAAGGCAACGATTCGCCACAGCCGAAGCGGGGCGGACTAAGCAGCAAGATCAGAATCTCTGGTCGCAGTTACGAAGAAAACTAACACAGGCAACGCCTGACAACTCACAAAGGAACTGAACTCATGGCTAACGATCTTTTGACGGTGGCGGATTTCGTCGCCGACGCACTCGATGTGGATGACACCACGACCAGCGAAGTGCTTAACGCTTCGCCGCTGGTGGCACGTCTTCCGATTTCCGACACGTCCGACGGTTCGGAGACTCACAAGTACAATACGTTCACTGGTGCGCCCGTAGTCGGATTTCGAGCGGCGAACGCGGGCCGTGATTACGATCACTCCATTGATACCGTGGTGTCTGCCGCTTGCACGATTCTTGACTTCTCATGGCGTGTTGACTTCGCCGTGGCAAATGCGTGGCGGAATGGTCCGGAAGACTTAATCGCCCGTGAAGGTGTTCGGCACCTTAACGCCGCGTTGTTCGCTCTTGAGCAGCAGGTCATCTACGGCGTGACCAGTCCCGGCGATTCTGCCGGTTTCGTCGGGTTGCTCGGTTCTTCGAATCTCGACGCACTGGCTGACGATATGGTCATCGGTGCGGGCGGCACAACTGCGTCACAACAGTCCAGTCTGTACGCGATCAAGACGGGCGACAACGACGTGAAGCTCGTAACGCCAATGGCTCGCGGCGTTCAGATCGGCGAAGCTATCGTCACTGAAGCGAACGACTCGAACCATCCAGTCTATTTCTGCCCCGGCAGCATGTATATCGGGCTCCAGTTGGGCGGAAAGTACAGTGCAGGACGAATCGCCAATCTGAGCGTGACGACCGACAGCAAGCCGTTGACGGACGATCTGATCAGCGACGTGCTCGCAGCGTTTCCATCGGGCGGCGGTCCTGATTTCATGGTCACGAATCGGACGATGCTGAAAGAACTCCAGCAGGGTCGAACTGCGACCAATCCAACCGGGGCACCGGCTCCGTTTCCTCAGTCGTCGTTTAACGTGCCGTTGTTCACGTCGGACGCGATCACAATCACCGAAGCCGTGGAAGTATAACCGATGACGCTGTCCGCACATGAGCGAGCGTTGAAGGTAGGAATGCGGGCATCCCGGCACATCGCCGGGGCGTCCGTCACCTACACGCGAGCATCAACCAGTATCACGATATCAAAAGCGATACAGGGCGAACTGCGGTACGGCACAATCGGCAATGCCGGGGCGGAAGTTGTCGTCGAGTTGGTCGACTGGTTGATTGACGCTACGGCGTTGACGCTCGGGGATCCAGCGATAGGCGACACAATCGCGCGAGTGATTGACGGAACGACTCACACGTACACCGTCGAGAACATGGACATGGGCTTGAGTCACTGGGACTGGTCGGATACGGGCCGGACGCAGTACAGAATCAGAACGCGGGCGGACGGTGCGACGGCTTATACGGTCGTCAAGCCGAACGGGTTTGATCTGTCAGGGACTGAAATGCGATATGAGTGAATTCCTGACGGGCGACAAGGCACTTGACCGGGCACTGAAGGAGATTGGCGGCAAAGTCGCACAGAAGGCAATCGCGTCCGGTGTTCGCGCGGGACTCGGGGTGATGCGAAAGGCGATGAGAGCGGCAACGCCGAATTCCTCAGCAAAGAAAACGATAGCGGCACGATTTAAGCGGCGTAAGAAATTCGGCACAACTGAGGCGAAAGTCGGGGCTGGTGTTGGAAAACATAAAGGCGGGAAAGGCGGCACCAATGGTGGCGTCGGAATCAGCAAACAGAATGCTCACTGGTATTTCATGGGGACGAAATCGCGAGTGACAGACAAGAACGGGGCCAGTCGCGGAGTCATGCCAGCGACTGACGCGATCCGGATCGGAGCGGGCGTATCAGCAGCGTCGGCACTTCTGAAACTACAAAACAAAACACGGCAGGTTCTTGAAAAAGAAGCTGCCAAACTCGGGCGACGATAACCACAAAAGGAGAAACCATGCCGACAATATCAAAGGGCAGCATTCTAAAAATCGACGTTGCAACCGTCCTGACTGCCATATCTGAGGTGCTCAGCATCGACCACGACGGAGCGGAAAACGAGACGTTCAAGACAACAACGCTCGACACGTCCGGGTCAGGTCACACTTATCTGAGCTCTGGCCGGACGGAACCGGGCAACGTAAACGCAGAAATTTTTCTACTGCCAGCCAACGCAGGCCATCAGCAGATAACTGACCACCTGACGACTCCATCAACAACAGCGGCAACGCAACTGGATGGATCGATCACGTTCGCCGACAGTGGATCGACGGCGTGGCCGTTTAAGATTGCCGGCTTCAGCTTGGGCGTATCAGTCGCACAGGACGACGGTGTTAAGGCCTCGGTCGGAATGAAGCTCACCGGACTTCCAACCTACGCAACGTAAGGGCGAACCGTGAAAGCTAAACTGCAACGCACTAGCCTGGCGACAAGCCGCACTGATCCTGCAATCGTCACGGTATCCGCCTGCGGTCAGCATCGGATAATCAAAGCCGGGGCGATCATCGACCACCCGGACGCATACCGACTCTGCAAAGCGGGATACGCGAAACCGGCCGACGATGAATGCCTGGAACGGCTGGCCGCTGAGGGATGGGGACCGGATGTCTTCAACGAGAAATGGCAGGCGGCAGCGGACCTGATAGCGGAATGGGAAAAGGGCATCAAGGCCGCAAACACATCAGAACCAGCAACACAGGAAACAACAGATGACTCGTGAGATCCTCACGGCGGAAGCGTTTTTCACAATCGCCAAACGTCCGAAGACTGACGTTCCATTTCCGGAGTCTGGCAACGGTGCTGTGATTCCTGTCTGGGGCATGACGCCAACGGAGCGGACGCGGTTTGAAACGCAATTCCAGAAGCAGGCGAAAGGAACGAATCGTGACGAACTACTGCTGGAATTCCGTGAGCGACTCGTGGCGGAATGCTGCCGGGATGACGACGGGTCACGGATATTCACAGGCGAGCAGGTCGCACGACTGGGCGCGTCACACGGCGGGCTGGTGGAACGGTTGTTCAACGCCGCGAGTAAGTCGTCAGGCATTACAGATTCGGACGCGGAAACGTCGGTAAAAAACTCAGAAGGGACAGCAGCCGACAGTTAATGTTGATGCTGTCACTCGGCACGCCATACGTCGTCAGTCCGTCCGATATGGTTGACGCGATGGGGCACGAGCAGTGGGCGGAATGGCAGGCGTTCGATCAGATTTACCCGGTGGCACACACTCAACGAATGATCGGATTAATTGCCCAAATGCTCGCGACTCACAAAGACTCTGACATCTCTGACGTGACGATGCCATGGAACCGTCAGGCCGTCCCGGAGACTGCTGCGGACCGCGACGCGGCGACCGCCGCCGTTATGTCCGTCGCGCCGTCTGCACTGTCACAGGGCGTGACGACCAGCACAGCAGAGGAGTATATTCTCTAATGGCATCAATCGGAAATCTGGTCGTCAACCTGACCGCGAAAACGGACAAGTTCCAACGGAAAATGAAGCAGTCTCAGACGACAATGCAGAAGTTTGGGGCAGTGGCGAAAAGTGCCCTAAGAAAAGGAGCGGCCGCGGCTATCCTTGCGGTTGGTGCTGCCGCTGCCGCGACGGCAGCACAGTTCCAGAAACTGGACGTTATAGCAAAGACGTCTGACAAGCTCGGCATTGCGACGCAGAAAATGGCAGGACTCGGATTAGCGTTTGAGCAGACGGGCGTGGATGCAAAAGCGGGCATGGTGGCATTGCAACGAATGACGCGGAGGATAGCCGACGCGGCGAACGGAGCAGGGCCGGCAGCAAAGACGATAAAGCAGTTGGGGCTTGATGCCCGTGACCTGACCCGGATGACACCCGACAAGGCATTGGGTCGGATTGCTGACGCTATGCAAAACGTCACCGGACAGGGCGAGAAGGTGCGAATTGCGTTCAGTCTGTTCGACTCTGAAGGCGTTGGGCTCGTCAACACGCTGGCGGCAGGGTCCGCGGGATTGCGGAAATTCCAGCGAACAGCGGAGGGGCTGAATCTTGCACATACTCGCGAGGAGCTTGCACAGATTGAAAAAGCAAACGACGCGATGAATCGCGTAATGAAGGCGGTTACTGGTGCATTTCAGGAGTTTGCAATTGCGACGGCACCAGCAATTGAAGCTGCTGCTGGATTTTTTCAGAAGGTCATTCAAGGTTGGGCAGGGATATTCAAGGCGGCCGGTCAGGCAGTCGGGTTTACTGATGCAATTGATTCAATAGCGGTTAAGACTCCACCGGCGACAGCCACAGTCGATGAGATGACTGAACAGATGGAGGCGATGGCTGCAGCGGCAGAGCAGGCAACGAAGAGGGCCACAGAATACGCGGCAGCGGTTGAAGCGGCTGGAGATGCTCGATGGGATTTCCAAACGGACCAGGCGACACAATTCGCACAGTCACTGGAATCGTTGAAATCACCGGCTGAAATTGCGGCACAGGATCTGGCGAAGTTTGTCAAGGAGGTGCGGCTATTCGTTGTTCCTGAACAGCGGCAGGACTTTATTAACCAGTTCATTGACAAGCAAAGCGGATTTGCGGCGGCGATTAACGCAGCCAAGGATGATCTGGCCGTTCTGCAGGGATCGGTAACACGAACCGACCTGATGCTGGCTGAGATGGGTAAAAAAGGAGCCAGCACAGAACAGCTTGACGAATTGCGGTCTGTATTAGATGAGATTGAACGGTTAGAAAAAGAAAAAGACAACGCACAGAAAATAAAAGCCCGTGGACTCACGCCATCCCAGCAACGCGGATCGACTGAAGCACTCACAACCATCCTTAAAGCACAGCAGAACACGAAGAAAACGCCACAAGTGCAGGAGCAGCAAACCACGAATAAGATATTGCGGGGAATGGCTGCAGTTCTGGAGCGACAGAAGGAACGCGACGTACTCGTGCAGGAGGCAGTCGCATGACCGTCACCTACCAGGGCATCAAAGCGGAAGGCCGCTCAGCCACGAACGATAAAGGCGTCCGCACGTACAGCCAGACGTACATTCTGACCGCTGAGCAATCCGACACTGCGTCAGACGTGGGTAATAATTCCAACCTGCCGTCAATTGGTTCGATTCACGCAACGGACGGGCTAGCGTATTGTACGAATCTGTCCGTGAAGTGCGTCAGCGGATACACGGGATGGGAAGCCGTCGCAAATTGGAGCACCGCCAATTCCGTTGATGGTTCGACGGGGCTCAGCGAAGATCCGGAGCAGGACCGGCACATCATCACGTGGAATGGCAGCACGCAGAACATCAGCATCTACCAGGACCGAGACGATAACGGCATTTTGAATTCTGCTGGCGACCCACTGTTGGATGTCATGGACAGCAACTTGCTCGGCGTGACGATCAGCAGCAACGTGACCGGCGTTCCGTCCTGGCTGTTAGGTTACCGAAACAGCATAAACAACGCAGCCATAAACGTCGGCGGGCTCGCCAT